TCATGTCCTATCCTAGCAGAAGTTAGAACATGGTTCAAAGACTCATCATTGGAAGAAATGGGTCGTAAGTATTGGAAGAAGCGTTCATATGTATTCCAAGGTTTCGTTAGAGAAAATCCATTAGCAGATGATACAACTCCTGCTAATCCAATCCGTAGATTCATTATGAGTCCTCAGATCTTTAACATCATCAAAACAGCATTAATGGATCCAGAGATGGAAGAACTACCGACAGATTACAACAGAGGTTTAGACTTCCGTATTGTCAAGACATCAAAAGGTGGCTATGCTGACTATACTACTTCAACATGGGCACGTAAGGAAACTGCATTGACAGAAGCAGAACAAGCGGCCATTGAGTCACACGGACTTCATACACTGAGCGAGTTCCTACCTAAGAAGCCAAGTGAGCAAGAGCTCAAGGTCATGAAAGAGATGTTTGAAGCATCAGTGGATGGTAGACCATATGATCCAGATCGTTGGGGTGCATACTACAGACCAGCAGGTATGATGGCACCAGCAACATCAGGAACAAGTGATGCCACAGTAGCACCACCAGTGCAAGAAACAGCACCTGCTCCGACAGCGACAGCAGAGCCTGCACCACAACCTACTCCAGAACCTGCACCAGCACCAGTTGCTGAAGCGGCTCCTGCTCCGGCAGAACCGGCACCAGCAGGTGGATCTAAGGCAGAAGACATTCTTGCTATGATCCGTAACAGACAAAAGTCTTAATATATTAGATTATCGGGCAGTGGCAACACTGCCTTGATAACTACCATTATGAAGATTGCTATCACAGGACACTCAGCGGGTATAGGACGTGCTTTGGCTAGTCTATTAGAACAACAAGGACACGAAGTTATTGGTCTTAGTAAACGTTACGGCCATAACATACATAATATCCCAAAGATATCAAAATTAATTGACCCCTGTGACATATTCATTAACAATGCACAGTCGCATTTTGCTCAAACTGATTTACTGTTTGCTGTCTGGCGTTTATGGCGGGGACAAGATAAAAAGATCTTTAACATAAGCACAGAGATGGTCACTATGGATGTTCCGCCTAGAGAAGACTGGGACGAATATCTAATACAAAAGAAAACATTAGAACAAGCAAACAATCTATTAAGTCTAAGATCAGAACTACCTAAGTTAGAGATTATTAGACCTGGAGCAATAGCAACACAGCCTGATTCATCGCCTGACGCTCAGGATGTTAATGAATATGTTAAATTAATAGTAGGGCTTATCAATGGACAGTAAGACCTACTTAAAAAATAAAATGTTTTGTCCTATACCATGGACAGGATTCATGTATAATTCAAATGGAGATGTATTGAATTGTATCCGCAGTCAACGCCCCATTGGTAATCTTAAAGACCAAAGCATACACGACATACTAGCAGAAAACACAGTGACCAAACAGAACATGCTCGTCGGTCTATCAGGACAAGGTTGTTCAGTGTGTTATGATTTAGAGCAAGGTAAAAATAGTTTTGATATTATCAGTGATCGTGTATTTTATCTTAAAGAATTAAAAGACGTTCCATTGAATACGTATGACAACATAGATACATTTGATCTACGTAAGATAGACATACGATGGTCAAATAGTTGTAACTTTGGTTGTGTATACTGTGGACCTGACTATTCAAGTAAATGGGCTAAAGAATTAAAAATTAAAGTAGCAGAACCATCGCAAGAACGTGTAGAAGAACTTAAACAATTTGTGTTTGACAATGCACATAAACTCAAACATGTTTACCTTGCAGGTGGCGAGCCCTTACTAATGAAAGAGAATTTAGAGTTGCTTGAAATATTACAAGAACGTAATCCTGATGTTAACATAAGAGTGAATTCAAATTTAAGTAAGACAGGAACTCCTGTGTTTGATAAAATATGTGAGTTTCGTAATGTGCATTGGACAGTAAGTGTTGAAACACTAGACAAAGAATTTGAATATATACGTTATGGTGGTTGTTGGACTGACTTTTTAGAAAACCTAGATAGAATAACAACTTTAGATCACAAGATATCTTTTAACATGTTATGGTTTGTATTAAACTATAGATCAATATTTGACTGTGTAGATTTTCTTAAAGATCGAGGATATCATAACAATAGTTTTGTTATAGGACCTATACTTGGACCAAACTGGTTAGATGTTAGAAATTTACCCGATGATGAGTTAGACAACATTAATATAGCACTACAGTCTAGACTAGATCAAAATCCTGGGTATCTATTAGAAGAAAGTTACAAGAATATGATGAGACATGCTAGGCTTCCATTCACTAAAGAGTTAGCATCAACATTTAAAAATTTAAATGAAATGGATCAGCGTAGAGGATTAGATAGTAAAACAATATTTCCAGAGGTATATGAATGTTTACAAGATTAGATGATATACTATATCCTAGCAAGGTAGAAGTTATATATTTTGACGACCACGACAAATACATATATCCTATCTTTAAGAATGGAAGTTCTGCTATACATCAGAGAAAAGACAGTGAAGGATATAAAAGTGTAATCAACGAGCAGATTAAGAAACTGTCAGACATAGATGTTTTCCTACGTAATCCAAAAGAAAGATATCGCAGTGGGTTTCAAACATTTTTACATAATAATTTTGAATTAGATTATCAAACAGTATTCCTGCTTGGACAAAAAGGATTTACGTTAGATAGACACTATCTACCACAGCTCAATTGGCTGTTAAATCTAATGAGGTATATGGATCCGGATGCAAAGATACACATCCATCGCTTAGAGATGTTGGTCCACTATGCACCTAGCAGACATCGACCTAAAAAGTCAGACTTAGAAGCACCATACAACGAATGGTTGGAACTAGCTCTGAGATTGGATTATATACTGTGGGCAGAAATGAGTGGTCAGGGCTGGACCCCTAGAGAAATATTAACAAAATTAAGAGAAGATGACGCAATGGCATACTCTACAGTGTTCAAAGGAATGAGCGTAGCAAATGTATTGCCCTAGATATAAACATTTTGCTAGACTAAACGAGGACGGCACAGTTAGTCGCTGTGGTCACATGGTCAATGCACCTCGTTTCAATACCTATGAAGAAATGGAATCCAGTGAGTGGACAACAAAGTTAAAGCAAACAGAAGAATGTCCTGAAGAATGTGTTAGATGCCAAACAACTGAATTAGCCAATGGCACTAGCATCCGGATAGATGCGATACGCAGAGGTAAGTTATTGGAGTCATTTAACAAAGATTACCTAGTCATAGGTGGCGTCTTAGACAACGTATGCAACTCAGCATGCCAGTTTTGTTGGGAAGGACTATCAACTACTATAGGCAGTCTAAAAAAGAACGTAATTAAATTAGAAAATGTTTCAGCGTTTGATCAACTACCTAAAGACAGAATAATAGAATTAGACATCAACGGTGGCGAACCAAGTTATAGTAAAAACTATAAGAAATTATTAGAGAACCTACCACCTAATGTTAAAATAGTTAGAATTAATACCAATGGAACAAAAGTCATTGATAACTTAGAAGAACTACTTAAACAAAAGATAAAAGTAATCATAACATTGAGCTTTGATGGAACTAAACAGGTTCATGAGTATGCTCGATATCCAGTAGAATGGAAAAAATGGGATCGGGTAGTAAGAGAGTATAAACACTTAGCAGACCAATATAATAATTTAGAATTAGGTTTTTGGAGCACCTTAAATGTGTTTACTATCAATGATCTAGAAAATATGTTAAGGTATGCAGATCAAGTAGGAATAGGATTTAGTTACGGAGTATTAGAATATCCTGAACAGATGAGCATACGCTACGAGAACGAATTTACTAAACAGGCAAGAGAGAATTTTGAGAAATCGGACATATTGTTGCTCAAACAACTTGCAAGTTTGGTAGCATCACAGTATAATAACACTAACGAATTGGTAGACTTTGTAACGAAACAAGATGAACTACGCAATATAAGTTACAGAGACTACTTTGACATAGAACTAGGAGAAGAGCATGGCCAAACCATTTGACGTAAGCAAATTTAGAAAGAGCATTACTAAAAGTATTGCTGGATTATCAATAGGGTTTAACGATCCAACAGACTGGGTATCAACAGGCAACTATGCCTTAAACTATTTGATATCAGGAGACTTTAACAAAGGCATTCCACTAGGCAAAGTAACTGTGTTTGCAGGAGAGAGTGGTGCAGGTAAATCATATATTTGTTCTGGTAACATCGTTAAACACGCACAGGAACAAGGGGTGTTTGTTGTATTGATTGACTCAGAAAACGCACTAGATGAAGCTTGGTTACATGCACTAGGTGTAGATACTTCAGAAGAAAAATTGCTTAAACTCAACATGGCCATGATTGATGATGTAGCAAAGACAGTCAATGATTTCATGAATGAATATAAGGCAATGCCAGAGGATGATCGTCCTAAGGTTCTATTCGTTATTGACTCACTTGGTATGTTGCTAACTCCTACAGATGTTGACCAGTTCCAAAAAGGCGACATGAAAGGCGACATGGGTCGTAAGCCTAAGGCACTGACGGCACTGGTCCGTAACTGTGTTAACATGTTTGGTTCAGCCAACGTCGGGCTTGTAGCAACTAACCATACCTACGCATCACAGGACATGTTTGATCCAGATGATAAGATATCAGGTGGTCAAGGCTTTATCTATGCGTCATCAATTGTTGTTGCTATGAAGAAAATGAAATTGAAAGAGGACGAGGACGGTAACAAGATATCAGAGGTCAAGGGTATCAGAGCTGGCTGTAAGATCATGAAGACTAGATATGCCAAACCATTTGAGTCAGTGCAGGTCAAGATTCCTTATGAGACAGGCATGAATCCATATTCAGGACTTGTTGATCTAGCCGAGAAAGCTGGCTTGTTAGAAAAAGATGGCAACAGACTACGCTATGGCAAGGCAGATGACAAGGATGCTATCAAGATGTTCCGTAAAGCATGGGAATCAAATGAGGATGGTTGCCTGGACAAACTAATGGTAGCATACGCCAATCAAAATAGTGAGGAAGAGATAAGTAAATCTGACGTAGAAGCTATGGAAGACATCGCAGTTGAAGCAGAAATGACAGCAACCGACGATATAGTAGAAGATACACAAGAGTGAATGAATTAGGATTTGAGTTTAAGGCAACCAAGTGCAATGGTTGGCCAAAGATAAGAATGTCAATTGATGATGACATTTATCAAGAATATAAGTTTTCCTCAAGTCATGAATGTGTTAGTATTCCAATTGATCTATTAGATGGCAACCATACTCTTGCTATAGAGATATATGGTAAATCTCAAAGTAGCACAGTGGTTAACGATCAACAGATAATACAAGACCAATTAGTTACTTTAGAAAATATATTCGTTGATAATGTAAAACTTCCGGATAATTTTAAATACTCAGGAACATACGGCCAGCAACCTAGTTGTCTTACCTGGGGCGAAAACAATAAGCAGTGGTTATGGAATTTCTCAACACCTATTATTGATTGGATACTTAAAGAAAAACATCGATTAACTGAGGAAAAATACGGTGATCACTATGATCTTTGGTCAGAAAAGAAAAAAGAAAATTATTTAAGATTATTAGATAAGTTTGAGAATGACATCAACTCCCTTAATATTTAAGAAAGCATACTGTGTAGCATCTGCACAGGTCTATCTAGATAGACCACCACCAGGACTAGCGTTTCTTAGTGGAGTTTGTGACAAACACGATTTAGATCATGACATTTGTGATCTTAATTTAAAAGCATTGGAAATACTAACTGAAGATCAATATGCTAGACTAGCAGAAGTAACTCCGTTTTATCCATTGACAGATGCTGATGCTATCAACCTTATTAACACTGTGATTGATCCGGTATGTGTTGACATAAAAAATAGTGGTGCTGATCTTATAATGCTTACAGTATTAACCTACCATCAGAATGTATGGGCTGAACAGTTCCTAAAGAGATTGAAGCATTATAACATACAAGCAACTATTATTGTAGGTGGAAGTGGTATTGCTGTGCCACAAACAGACGGACAATCCTGGGCAAGGCACAGGGCCAATGAAGGACTAATAGACTACTATGTGCTAGGCGAAGGAGATCAAGTATTAGACGAGTTTCTTAAAGGCAATACTGCCTTAGGAATAAACAGTAAAGATGTAAAAACAGATAGTTGGGCAATACAGGTAGAAGATTTAGATCAAACACCTATTCCTAGTTATAGTAAATTTACTCTTAGAGAGTATCAACGTTTAGAACAAGGAACAGGAATATCACTGACAGGAAGTAGAGGATGTGTTAGAAGATGCACCTTTTGTGATGTTGGACATTATTGGAAAAAGTTTCGATTTCGCAATGGTAAAAGCATAGCAGAAGAGATAGAAAAGCATTATTTAG